CAAGCATAAGGTCAAGCCTGCACGCCACAAGCAGGATAAGAAGTATCATGCCCTTGCGGCACAGCCCTTTGAAGCCCGCCCTGCTTTCAAGTGCTCCGCTTTTAGACTTGCCTGAGCGGTGGAATACGCCTGCCACTATAATGCCTGTTGCATAGTCTATCACCATAAAAATGATAAGCGTAGTCATGGCGCTTGTCCACCCTCCAAAAAGAGCGGCAATGCCGCCCCCGATAGTTCCGATAGCGGCTAAAACCGCTGTTTTTATGTTTGTCATATCTTACTCCTTTATCTCAAATGCAAACCTGCTTAACAGATATTTCTTGCCGTTAAGTAGCACTGTCTGTGTAGGTACAGAGTAGTCACTGTTACTATAGCTATCTGATATACCCTGTATATGAGAAAGTATATGATACACATTTGTAAAACCTTTGTTTAAATCAGTAGAAACTACAGGAGCAAGTGAAGTCACCGATTTCTGCTGACAAAAATATCTATAAGGAGTAGATTTAATAGTAACCCCATCAGTGAATACTGTATATAAGCGAATATTATTATCAGCACAACTTGTGGCCATTCCTATTTCGGTTTCTCCTGTTTCATAGTTAGTTACTTCACCAATTATTATATTTATACCAGGTCTACTAGTGGTATTACTGTCTATACCCATAGCAACTAGGTCATTTTGTTTGTAAATGACCCAACGTCTAGGATCTCCAGTACGAGGTGCAGTACTTACACAAGGACAAGTTAATGCTTGTGTCCTCAAGTCACACCAGCCAAAGTTACTATTTATATCAGAAAATTGCCCTCTTAAAAACAGCTCATCTGTTACCCAAAGCTGAAAGGTGGCATTTTGTGTATCAATACTCGCATTATCGCCCTCGAACACAACTTTCTTAAAGTCATAGACCTCGATAAGCTTCTTGACTAATCCTCTTAGTCCGTCTGTTCCCTCATATATTTTCATCTTCGACCGCCTCCGCTATGCCTGTTATACCTATATTTCCGTACGCTTCTCCCACTGACACACCCACAAGGCTCTGTCCGCTCGCCATATCGGGTATAGTGTCGATAATATCCATATTGCCGTTGAAGTCCTCGATGCTGAACCTGTCCGACCTGTCGGGCTTTTTAAGCCCGAGATTTTCCGTGAAACTAGCCAACTATACTTCCCCCTTCCGCATTTTTGCCGACTATGAGATAGTATACCTTGAAAGCGTATGTTCCGCCCTGGTCAGAGTTGTGTTCAAGGTATGCCTCCCAGTCGATGTCCCTGCCGTTGCTTGCGACTTTGTATTGAAAACTCTGCGACTTGAAGTGCTTTTTGCCCCAGTCGCACACCATAAACACCGCAGGGTTAGTGACCCCCGAGGGTATCATGCCTGTGCGTGTATTGTATGACCACTGAGAACCGTTGTCGGCGTTGACCTTCATATTCACCGTGAAAGACCCCCACCGCATATACAGTGGGTAGAGCCTGTTCACAAGACTTACTATCTGCGCCGCTGTCTTTGCACGAAACACCGCTGTACCGCCGTCTAAAAGCTCGTCCGTCTGTTCGCCCGAGTACCGCAGCTCATACTCCTCCTCGCCGACTATTTCTTCAAGTGCTGCCACCCTCGCCGTGAGCTGCTGGATAAGCTCCTCGGTGGTGGGCGTTGTCTGACCTGTGTCCGCTGTATCGGCAGTATTCTCCGCCTGCGTATCAGCCGTCATTATCTCGTTATCGTCTGCCATTGTATCCCTCCTAAAGCTGTTCTTCCACCGACAGACCCACCGCAGAAATATCGGCTGAAAGTCCGCCGTCAAAATTGAATCCTATGTTAGTTATTGGTATATCGTAGCTTTCGCCGCTTTCGCTGACGTATGTTATCACGTCCCCGACGTCAAATCGTGGGTCGCCAAGGCGGTGAAAAAGCTCCGTTGTGTACCACGAAAAGCCGCCTATCCTATGCCACAATGACCGCAGCAGCGACATTGTCATATATGGATTTTCAAACTCCAGCACACGCCCTGCCGAGCCTGTGGTATTGCCCAGCCGCAGAGTTTCGCTGTCGCTGACCTTGCAGACAATGCCTGCGAGGATATTCGGACGTTCTCCCAGTGTTGGCAGGTCGATAGTGTTGTTGTCCAGTATCTTCACGCTCGAGCCGTACCATTTGCGGACGTATCTGCCGTATCGGTCAACAAAACCGAACTCGCCTTGTGCCGAGGCGATGTAACTGAGCATCTGCCGCATTGTGGTGTCTTTGGGTATAGAGCTTATTTTGAAGTCGAAGTTTGCGGTCTTTAGGCGTATATGCCCCTTGCCGTAAAGCCTTGCTCCGCCCTTTACACGGAGTTTTGCAGGCTTTGTGTAGTCATTGCCGTTTTGAACCCCCAACTGCTTGCAGATATCGTCCTCGATAGCTTTGCTCCATGCAGGCAGGGTGACAGTGGGCTTGTAGACCTTGTCGGAAAAATACAGCCTGTCCGCAAAAGTGACCTCAGTATTTCCGCCCGACTTTTTCGACTTAACGCAGGTGAAATGTCCGAGCGGTATTCTCTCTCCGTCAAGCACCTCTCCAAGCTTGCTTATCTGCTCCACTGTAAGCTTTGAAAGCTCAGCGTAGGTGTAGGCTTCTAGGGTGGAGTAGGTGGTAAATGCCGAGCTGTCTTTCATATACAAACTGAAAACATACTCATTCCCAAGATACTTAGCCCCGTCGTCAACAAGCTCCGCCGTCACACTCTGAGAGCAGACAGCACCAAGCTCTATATCATCACTCAGAGAGGTTGCTTGAATGTCCGTCTGAACGTTCTGAATGCCGTCATATGCCACAGGTTCTCCACTCTGAGCGTCCTCTATCCACATACCCCACAAGGCTTTGTAATTCTCTATCCTGCTTGTTATCTCATTGCTTGCTATGGTGTACATATGCCCTCCTAACGCTCTGCGAATGTGACAGTACAGCTCTTGTAATACTCACCACCGTCAAGTCTGACAAGCCCCTGCGGTACATAGTCGCTTGCGTTGGCAGATATAGAATAATACTTGCCATTGTGCCAAAACTCCAGTTCTGCAAAGTCGGGTCCGTCCTCAATAAGGGATTGTATCTCGGCTGAATCTGCGACAGGAAGCATTGTCCACTTGCAGGGCAGTTTGTATTTGCAGAACTTTCTTGCACCCACAAACAGACCTGTTGTATTCACTCGTCCTGAACCTGCCGTCCATTCGTAACAGTTTACAGGGCTCCAGCTATCAGGGTCAGGGTCTGTCACCCACACGCCGTTTATCTTTAGCAATGTTCCTGTCAAAATGCACTCACTCCCGTCTTACGTTTATACTGATTGTTGCTGTCCTGCATACACTTGAAAAGCACCTTGCTGTCAACTGTTCCGAAGAACACAGGGTCATAAGCTTTCAGCCAATCAAGTATAGCGTTCAGCACCCTTAACACCTCGTCAAGCCTGCCGTTATCAAGCATACCTTGCAGTTTGCTCAGAGGTGAGATTACCTCCGGGTCTGCCTTTGCGTTCCTGTTATCGCCCACCATTGCAAGGGTCGGTGCTGTCGCAAGTCCGCCTGTTGCAAGCTTTGGTATCTCAGGTATGCTTATTGTATCAAGATCAAAGCCGAAGGTTTCTCCGCCTATGCCAGGCACCCAATCAGGCACATCAAAACTCAGGCTGTTAATGCCGTCGATTATCCAGTTGACCGCACTTTCAATAGCACTGGTCATTTTGTTTACTGCACCGATAATTAGGTTTATAGGTGCTTTCACAACGCTGTAAAGCGTATCCCACACGCCTTTGAAGATCTTCTTTACGCCCTGCCAAGCCTTTTTCCAATTGCCTGTGAAAATGCTCTTGACGAACATTATAATGCCGTTGAGAATGGTCTTTACGCCTCCGAAAGCGTCTGAAAAGGTCTTTTTGAACCACTTGCCTATGCCTTTGAAAACGCCCTTGACAGCGTTAAGAAGCTTTGTGAAGATCTCCTTTATCTTTGCAATACCCTCAGATACGGCATTATACAGACCTTGTATGATATATCCGCCCATTTCAGCCATGACCTTACTAGGGCTGTGAATACCAAAACAGTTCTTGAAGCCCTCAATAAATGGTGTAAGAACATGGTCATAAAGCCAAGTGCCTATGCCCTTGAAAGCGTCAACGATACCTGTGAAAAGCCCCTCAACGATATTACCGCCACAGTTCTTAATTTTCTCCGTAAAGTAGTCACGGATACTGAAAACAGCGTCCTTGATAAAGCCCCACAGCACTGATACCGCACCGCCTATAGCTGAGCCTATGGCTTTGAAAAGCTTTGTGGCAATGCCGCTCCAATCTATTGTAGAAATGAACGTCCACAGCTTTTCACCTATGCCCTGCCAGTTTACAGTTTGCAGGAAATTTATTGCCGTATCAAGCAGACCTTTCACGCCCTCAGAAATAGTCGTTCCTGCCTTGCCCCAATCAATCTCATCAAACCAGCCGTTCACAGAAGTGCCTATGGACGAACCAAAGCCAGACCAATCAAAGGTGGTAACGAACGAATAAAGATAGTCGATGATAGCTTGCCATTTTGAAGCAAGGGTCTTGCTGATAAGCGACCAATTCGTTTTCTTTATACCGCCGTTAAGAAAATTAGCCGTACCCTTGCCGAAGCCTGCCCAATCAAACTTCTTCATAAAGCGGTATCCTGCGCCAAAAATAGTGTTTATACCGCCGCCGAAGCTGTCACCAAGTCCTGTCCAATCAACGCCGTTTATAAAGCTGTTCAGACCGTCTGTAAGCTTATCCACAAAGCCATTCAGCTTTTTCTGAATACCGTCCCAGTTGATGTATGCGAAAGCTCCGTTGACCTTTTCAGCCACAAGAGAGCCAACTCCTGCCCAATCGCCCGACTTAATGGCGTCTTTCATACGCTCCGCCCAATCAGGAAGCTGAACGTTGTCGCCGTTTATGGCTGAGTAATCAATGCCGCCCTCTGAACTGTCTGTATCGGACTTGCTCTGATCCGGTGCAACTCTTACAACGTCAAAGTCCGCAAGGTAAGTGTCCTGAGTTTTCTTTATCTTCTCCGCTGACTTCTGCGCCTGCTTTGTCGCCTGCAAGGACTTCTGATAGGTGGTGCCGAAAAGCTCAGAGATAAACGCCGCCACAGTTTTTGTCGCCGTCGCTACGCCAGTCATAAGCGTATTGAGATACGGCATAACTGTGTTCATTATCGGTGTGAAAGCTATGGTAAGGTTTGCTTTTATTTCGTTTAAAGACTTGGCAAATTCTTCGTTGCCTGAAACAGCGTTTGCAACAGCGGAACGTATTCCTTTCAGCAAAACAAGCACGCCTGCCATTAAGAACACTCTTTTTGCCGCAGATTTGAGCGAATGTGTAAACTTGCTCAGCGGTTTTGAAGTGCTGTCGATAGTTGTTTTAAGCCTGCTGAATTTGGATTTAACTGCGTCAACAGCCTTCGAGCCTGCTGAACGCATTGTCTTGAAAGCTCCTCCAAGAGTTGACTTCACCGCCTTGCCTGCAAAGCTTACAGCTGAGCCGATACCGCTTTTTATCCTGCCTGCAACAGTCTTTATTTTCTGCACGGCACTTTCAGCAAAGCCTGCGATAATATCGTCCATTTTTGTTGTCTGCTCTGAAACGCTTTCGGCTGACTTGTTTGCCGTTTCCGCTGCTGTCTGACTTATCTTCGCAGAACTTGATTTAGTCTTGTCCTGCATTTTCTGAACTATCTTATCCGTTAGTTCATTGACCTCAGCTTCGACCTTTGTAGTGTCATACTCAGGGTCATAGTTCACCTGAACAGTTTTAGGCTTGATATTATCTGTCTGCCCTGCCGCTTCCTGCGCTTTTTTGCCCAGCTTATCATACTCAGCCATTGCCTTTTCAACAGCCTCCTGCATACTCTTCTGAGCGATCTCCGAAGCACTGCCAAAGCCCTCGTCTATGGCTTTAGTGGTCTTATCCATAGCGTTCTCAACGGCTTTCTCAGCCTGCTCTACTGGCTTTGAAAAGCTGTTCTGTATGCTTGCAGATATCCTGTCGAGTTGTTCCTGCACCTTGTTTTTTATCACAAGGTCAAGAGATATAACACCAACGCTTGCTCCGTCTGCCACTACTTATCACCTGCCTTTCCGAACATTTCCTTGAACAGCCTTTCAAAGTATCTCGCAGTTTCAAGCTTGTCCTGCTCTGTGAACGTTTCCTTTGCTTTCTGGTTTCTGAATGCCGTCCACTCTGAGCGTATCTGCTTTTCATATCTGTCGAAATTCTTTATGATATCCTTGTTGTCCTCGCTCCTGATACGAACTATCTGACCCAGCGGCGTATCGTGCATAAGCCCTGCAACGAGCCTGTACCAATCGCTGTAATGCAAATTTTCCTGCTCTGAGGGCAGGATATTGTACTGCTTTGCAATGGACTGTATGATAAGCTCTCGGTCATAGTCAAGATCGTACCAGCTTTCTTCAAGCTTACTCTGCGTTTTCCTGCGGAAATCGAGCCTCTGTCTTTTCTGCGTCCTCGCCTGTCACCGCTGAGATAACAAGGGTGAAAAGCTGCTGATATGCCGCCCAAGGCATATTCATTGCCTCTATCTCCTTGTAGTCTTTTGGTGCGAACGCAAGCTTGAAAACCTCGTCTATCATATCAAGGTCTTTCTTCTCTGCGTTCTTGTCGCAGATATCAAGTATCTTCTTGACAGTTTTCTGCCTGTCGTCCACAGGGTAGACCTTGTCGCCTACTCTTATCTCAGGTGTACCTGTAAGAAGCTTGCTGTCGAGTGTATACATCTTTGCCATAGTTATTATCCTTTCTGATTTTGGGTATAAGAAAAGCACTCCGCTGTGAACGAAGTGCTTGACATTGTTGTTTTGCTGTGATATAATGAACATAAAGAGAGGTACTGCGATAAGCGGTTTACCTCCGGTTGGTCAATTTAAATCATAACCGTCCTTTGGCAGAAGGGCGGTTATTTCTTTTTATTGCAGACATTGAGCACAAGCCCAATTATGTTTGTTATAAGTAGAAGTAAAGTTAAGACTTCCATAACGCTCATGTGTCGCTCACCTCCTTAGCCATGAGGCTTTTGGAGGATTATTTAAACCGCCTACCGTTATTTGCAGTACCCAAAGTTATTATATCACAGATAGTTTTTCTTGTCAAATATTGTTGTTTATGCTGCCGCCTCTGTAAACTCAGGCTTGCCGTCAGAGGCAAAGTCAACTGCGGTCGAATCTCCGCCGCCCCATTCTGTTACGCTGACAACGCCCTTGATAACAAGCTTTGCTCCGCTTGGGAAGTTCCACACAAGGGTTGTGGTCGCCGCAGCACCTGTTTTGAGTGCAAGGCTCTCGATGTAGTCATTGCCTGCGTCACCGACGTTTCTCTTGCCTGAGATACTGATAGTGATAGACTTACCAGTGAGCAAACGTCTTGTCCACCCCTGCTGATCAAAAGGCTTCCATTCCTCGATATTGCCGTCAATGGATACTGAAAAGCTCTCCATATCGGCAATAGTCACAAGATTGCTCTCTGTCGAGCCGTCGCCGCCTGTCTTGTCTATCTTGAACTGGTTTTCATATACGGGATAAACTCCTGTTGTGTTTGCCATACTCATTCATTCCTTTCATAATATACTGTTGCCTCGATAACATATTCACACACGCCTCGCTCGTCCCTGCCAACAGAAACAGGCTCTTTGCATTCGAGATACTTTACCGTAAATCCGTCACCCTTATACTGACGTATATCGGATAGGATATCAAGAACGCTCTGAGCCTTTATCTCTGCCTGCGTGGGAGTATCAGTCCAATGAATAAGCACCGAGATATGTTTTTCAAGTGTTTTTGTGCAGGCTTTTCCGCCTATGCAGATACGCTGCGGCTTTGAGGTCTTTGCATTGTACACGCCTATGCACTTATCAAGGTTGCCGTCAATAGTGCCTGCATACACGTCCTGCAAGTCAAGGATATCGCTCAGCATATCCGCTATGTTAAGTAAAGTCATATGCCTGTCCTCTTTTTGAACTCTGCCACAAACTCATTCTTGGCAAGATCCTTTTTACTGCCTGTGATATATGGCTCAAGCCAAGCCGCACCTGCGTTGGGGTTATTGCCTTTCTGAAAATGATACTCAGGGTGATAGTACAAACGTCTTGCCTGCGGAGAGCCTGTCACAAGACTTGCACCGCTTTCGTCAGCGTGGACAAAGGTCTGGTTATTCTGCATATCGCCTGTATCGAACGGCATTGTCTGAGCACTCACAAGGTCTGCCCTCACCTGCTCCATAGCCACCTCAGCAGACTTAACAGCAGCGTCTTCGATAGCCTTTATCGCCTGCATATCAAGCTTTATTTCAATGCCCATTATATCAGCTCCAATCTTGTGTAATTCACCCTGCCGTCAGGGTCTTTGGCTTTCTCAGAGCCATATATCTTGTACGTCCTGCCGCCTATGACCGCATAGCCCTCTATAACAGCGTTATCGGGGGCTATATCTCCGCAGAAAAGAGCCTCGCCTGACAAGGTTATAAGCTGTTTCTCTGCGGATAATTTCTGCCTTGACTTCTCAGAGTGAAAGCATTTGCCCTCAAATATGACCGTCTGCTTCTTTGAGCCGTCACGATTAAGTCCGTCCGTTCGATAGACCTTGCAGGGCGTTTTGCATACCCTTTCAGGTACAAGCTGAGGAAACTTCATCACATCAGCCCCCTATAACATAGTCCTGTCTGCATAAGCACATTGTAGACCTGACGTGTTGTGATAACGCCGTCAAGAGATACCACCTTTGACTTATCGAATGACATTGAAACTCCGCTTATGCTGTAAGCGCTCAGAGGGCTTTCTAACAGCTCCGAATTGTCATAGATGAATTTCATCTGCAAGGCTGTAGAACGCTTTATACGCTCTCTCTGAAAGTCTGTGAAGCTGTCAATGCCCTCTGCTGTTATGCGGTTGAAAGTCAGCGTGTCGATATCGCTTTCAGCTCTTTGCAGTATAGCCGAGAACTGTTCTTCCGGGATATCGCACTCAGGACAGATATTGCAAAACTCAGTAGAGGTGAGGTACATATCCCTCACCCCTTACTCACTGTACTCTGCTGTGTCAACGTCAGCGTAAATGCTGTCTATCTTTCCGTCCTTGCCGTTCGGGAAAGTGAAAACATCTGAGAACGCTCTGTTCTGATAGAGCCAGCCGTCACCCTCTGTGTGTCCGCCCGGAGCAAAGCTGTAAATGCTGTTGATCTTAGGTACTATCTTTGTGGTCTCAGGTGTTGCGATAAGCACGTTTATCTTGTGTGAGCCTGCGACTTTTTCATAGTAGGTATCAAGTGCAGACTTGCTCGGTGTGCCTGATACCTTAGTGTAAGAGCCGCTTGATTCGGTGTAATACTCCTTGCCGCTCACGATATCGGTATCAGCGGTCTTTACATAGCTTGCAGCGCAAGGCTCAAAGCCGCCGTCCTCAGGGTCAAAGTTGAAGCGGTCATAGAAACGCTCATCATCAATGACCTCCATGATAGGCACTCCGTCAATGTCGGTCACTCTTGTTCTAAGACCAAGTCCTCCCTCTGCGATCTGCGTCATTTCTATCTTTCGTGTGAACTTGTCAGACTGCTCCAGCAGGTCCATAATTGTGGAAGTCACATACATAATGAGCGAGCCGTTAGACTTGTATCTTCTCAGCTTGCCTGCTGAAAGAAAGCCTTTGAGCTTGTCGAACACGTTACCCTTTGTGTATGATGAAGCGGCTGTTGATGAGTGATAGCCCTCAAGCTCTGCCGCTCTCTGAGCTGTCTTTGAGAAGAACAGAGCGTCAGTTTCGGGAGCAGACTGTGTTTTCTCGAATACCTCTGAGATATTCTTGATAGACGCTGATGAATTCGTTTCGTCAACGTCAGCCTTATCCACAAGAAACTCAACGTCACGGTCGTGTGTGAGTGTGAAAGGCACGTCCGTCTGAACATACTTACCTGTGTTCCAGCCGCCGTTTCTGTTGTGGCTCTTGTAGCCTGATGTTGACATCTGTGTGAAGTGGAAAGTCTTTGCGTCAAGCCACCTAACGTTCTGTGTGATGAACGGACTTGACAGTGTTTCCTGGATCCTTATCTCCAAGAGTTCGGGGTTCCATACTTCTGCGTAATTAAGATTTGGCATGATTCATTCCTCCTGTTTTTACTTGAATTTGTTCCAACGTTTCTGCGCTGTTGGTTTGCTCTGTGGCTTCTTTTCATCAGTATCCGAAGATCCTGCACCGACCTTGAAACCGCCCTGCTTTTTGCCGTCGGACTTTTTGCCACCCTCGCTTTTCATATCCGGATACTTCTTCACCACCGCAGAAAGGGCGGCGTTGATATCCTGCTGACTGCCGTTTCTCACATAGCTTTCAGCCACCGCAACGGCGTCATCGATACAGTCGGGCTTGATACCAAGCTGCATAGCGGCTATCTGAGTTTTGAGCCTGAGTATCTCCTGATCTTTTTCGTCAGGTGCGTTCTCGGCATTGTCCTGCTTGTCGGACTTATCCTCGCTTGGCTGTTCCTGCTTATCTTCCGCAGGCTTATCAGCACCCTCACCGTTCTCGTCAGCCTGACTATCGTCCACCGCAGGCTGCTCCTTGTCGGCAGAGTTCTCATCTGCCTTGTCCGCAGGCTTTTCCTCAGCCTTTGGTTCGTCCTTTTTCTCCTCGTGAGTGTCGGGAGTTTTCTTCTCCTCCTCATCAGGGAGTTTCTTTTTCTCGTCCATTTTCTGACCTCGCTTTCTTAAATTTGTGTATGAAAAAAGCACCCGTTAAGGTGCTTAGTTCCGATGTTTGATTAGTCTATTGTCTGCCAATCTTCCGACAACATATCTGCTTGACTTGCAAGCCAGCCAAGTTGTACGCCAGAAGTTCCCACAAACGCTAATGCTTTATTGCCCATATCCTTATGGTTTACATTTGTCACAGTACCATTAGGTGATTTATAACTAACATTAGTGGCAAGCTCAACATACTGTCCTTTGCCGTTCCAGCCTTTTCTTGCTATTTTCTTACCTCTCTTTGCTTCTTCAATCGCCTGTCCGAAATTCATATTTATCCGTCCTTTCTGATTTTAGGTATAAAAATACCGCCCGACCTTAGTCAAGCGGTTATTTGCATTATTCAATATCGATTATCGGCTCCCACCGATAATGTCCGTTGCACTCTTTGTTAGTGCAGACAAAGTAATGTGCCTTATCTGCTGTTGTATTCACAGGAACATAGTAGCCGTTATGGCAAACAGGACACTCAACTTTTTCGCCTTTTTTTAACTTTGTGAGAATATCATTTTCTTCTGCCATGAACATAGCCCCCTTTTCTCCAGTTAAATTCAGGATAAACGTCTTTTACTGCTTTTATTATAGTCCGCTTTTCTGAAATTGTCAAGTAATCTCTGTTTCTTGCGTGTTTTAATTCTTGAGCCAAGCATACACACTCAGACCATTGACTTTGTGATATTCCGTATTTCCAATGCGTGCGTTCGTGAATAACGGAACGTGCTGCCCATTTGACATTCTTGCAGTTACTCAAGAATATTCTTATTTCACCATTTCTTTCATCACCTCGAACTCCGTCCGACCGCCTTTCATACGTCAACTTGATACGCTGAGGTAAACTCTCAATATCTTTTAACGTTTCTAAGCCTATCTTGCTTGTTTTTAACTCTTCAACGATCTTGTCAGCTGTTATTTCAGCATTTTCAGGCATTTCATTCTCATTGAAAATATCAATATCCTTTGCATTGTTTATTGAACCGCCATACACTTTCTCCCTAGAATAATCCCTGTGCAGAACGTCATAATGCTCGTCAATAAAAGCTTTCAGTTCCTGCTGAGCCTGCCTGAGTTTTCGGCGGTATTCCTTTGCCGTATCGGGGTCGCAAGTGCCTGCCGCAAAGCGTTTTAGCTTGCGTATCTTTCGCTCCATTGCACGCTGTTTCTGCTCAAGCTCTCGCTGCTCTTTTATCTTCTCCGCCGGTATCGGCTCAGGTATCTGCGTTCTGCCATGTATATACTGCGTCATTGTGTGACGGCAATTCGGGTGAAATAGCCCGTTCTTTACGGCATATGACAGCAGCCAAAACCACTCACCGCAGTAATTTGACTTGCCTTGAAACTCGTCCTTTTCCCCCTCCCATACTGTGAACACATCATCAATGTATACTTGACCTTGCCAAGGCTCACAGGTCTTTGAACAGCCGCCATACTGTGACACAAGCACAGTATCATAGCCAAGCTCTGCAAAGCGTTTCGCCGCACCCTGCAACGCTGCCCTTGTGGAAGTTGTCCTAAGAGCCATTCGCACATAGTCTGCAATGTTCACTCGCTTGCCGTCAGCGTATACGATACAGTTTATGCCCTTGTCGAGAAAGTCCCTTGTGGCAAGGTCGATAGCCTCGTTAAGCGTCATAGAGCCTGTTCCCATTGCAAGCTGTACCCTATTCAAAGTCTGCCTGTAAATATCGTCTGTCATTCGCAGAGCGGCTGTTTCAGCGGTCTTTTCAAGGGTGGTGACGTTTTCCATAAGCTTTGCCATTTTCTTTTCGTTCACGCCAAAGAAATGCTTGTCGGGGATAGGCGTTATAGGCTCGTCAGAAAGCTCCTGGGTGCTCCTTTGTGCCTGCTGCTGACCCTCTTGAAACTGCTCCGTCATAAGCTGTCTTGTCTGATCGTCGATAACGTCAACGTACTCGTTCATAATGTCGAGGTTTTCACGGCGGAAGCTCTCCATATTTTTCAGCTTCTCAGCCTGCCAAGCAGACCATTCAAAGCCGTATCGCTGTTCCTCAGCCTTGTGCCTTTTGAGATTGCGTTTCAGTGAAGATATGAGCCTTAACTCTATCTCCTCAAATATCTTTGCAATGTCCTTAAAGTTAAGCAAACTCGTCACCTACCGCAGTAGGCTCACCCTCTGTAAGCCCCTTTTCCTGCATTATCCGCTTGACCTCTGCGGCTTTCCAATCTTCCTCTTTGGAGCTTCCCCACAGCTCCTCCACCTGCGTTTTGACCGACATAATACCATATGTGCTTGCCTTGCCCACAGTTTCAACTCTGCTGTCAAAGTCAGGTGCGCCATACTCGCCGAAGTCAACGGTCACTTCATAAGTTTCAGGGGCTTTGCCCTGCATATTGTCATAGGTCATAAGCACCGCAGAAACAAGCTGCGGCAGAGCCTTTTCAAGAGCCGTTGTGATAGTGTTTCGGGTGTTGCCTGTGACGTCTTTCTTCTCTCGCTGAGCGTCAGCACTCGACATCTTGCCAACGTCTATGCCCAGCGTGGCAGGTGATACAAGCCCTTGCAGACACATAAGTAGGCAATTCGTATAGCTTGCCACAAACGCTTCGTACTTGATATCAGGCTGAACTACTTCTATCTTAGGCGCCGCACCCTCTGCCGAAAGCGGTGGGTCAATGCTTATGTAACTGTTGCCAAACTGATTTGGCGCTTTAAGCTTACCGTTTGCAGGATCTCTCGGTATCATGCTTTCGGGGATATACTGCTTTACTCTGCCTGCTCTGATAGCGTCCCACCATTGTGAGATCACCTCGTCCAAAGCGTCAAAGCAATCAGACTTACCGCCGTCAAAAATGCTCTTGCCTCTGTTTGGATATTTCCGTGATGAAAAGAATTTCAGCGGCACAGCCATTATATACTCGCCCTCGAACTCAGTTCGGGGCGGTATCTGTGCAAGGCAAGGCACGTTGTCCAAGCCGACCTCGTGACCGTTATCGTCATACAGACGGCTTTCTATGTACCCTTTGCCGTAATGCTCTTCAAGGTGAAATTTCTTTGAGCCTGCATAATGCACAGAATGAAAAACGACCTCGTTCAGCAGACCTCGCACAAAGTTATACTCCACTTTGTCAGCGCCGATAAACTCGACTATTGGCGTATCAGAAAGCTCAGTATCCACAGATATTTTGAAAGCTCCGTCGCCGTCAACAAGTGCGGTAACTATCGCCTTGCCTGTCAGCTCTGTGAAGTCTATATGCTCGGAAATATTATCAAAGTCAGCCTTTGCTTTGTCCCCTGTGACTTTGATATCGTCCATATCAGAATAGACAATGTATGACAGCGTATCGGCGATTATTGCAGGCAGACCGCTATGTATCTTGCGTATCTTTTCATTCTCAGGGACGCTGCTCCAGAATGAATTTGTGCCTAAGTTAAGCTGACGAAAGAACTGCGAAAGCTCTGCGGCGTCACCACGATACCAAAGCTGTGACCTTATCACATCTGTCATAAAACCTGTTTTCTCAGTGATAGTTATACTGTATTCGGGTGCAGGCTGGATATCAAGCCAGTTTCTTATCATATTTTTCACCTTGCTTCCTATACTGAATTTAGTCAATCTTCACACTTCCTATCTTTTCACGATACGGCAGCCAGGCATACTGACAGGAATTGATAAGGTGGTCGTTGCCGTCCTCCGGCTCAGCCTTATCCTCTTTCCAACTGTATATGTTAAGCTCGCCTACGTACTCCTTGCAATGCTCAAGGATATAAAAATCACCTGCCGCCAGCCAAGCTGACTGCAAGTGTATTCGGTCGATTATTTTCGTTTTCTTGAATGCCGGGATAAAGTTATATATGCTGCCTGTGAGCCGCCCGAACTTCTGACATTCAAGTATGGTCGCCTGATCTGCGCTGTCGATATATACATCTCGTGCAAAGCCCCACGTCCTGCGGTTTTTCTCCAAGAACGCCGTGAATATTTTCGGTATGTCGGAGGGCGTGAGCGGCACTTGTCTGTCACGATTGTTATACACTTCCTCGTCAAGAGTGACGCACTTTCTGTCAGCCGTTATGCCCACAAAGGTGAACGCTATGGTATCAGGTGAGGATTGCGAGTAAGCGGTGTCAAGCCCGGCTGAGAAGTACACATAATTGAAAGTTTTCGCCTGCTCTGCTGTCAAGATATTTCGCTTTTGCAGGTCAAACACAAGCCCTGTTGCACGTCCTCTCAGACCGAGTATCTTGTTCTTATACAGCTTTGTGCCTTTCGGAGCGGCAGCCATTTTCCGTTTGATATCCTCATCGGTAAGAGAAAGATTATCACGAAAAGTAAAGAACCAGTACCGCCAATTGGGTACAGGTTCTTCTGTAAGCTCTTTCATTATCTCCGCAGGCACGTCACAGGCGTATTTCTGATACGGACGTGAGCGGTTTACAAACTCTTTATACACAGGCAGAGAGGGGTCGTCAGGGTTGAGGGTCGCCATAAGGTAATCGTTACGGGTTGACATCTCACGGACAAACTCGATATCAGCGGTGTTTATCTCGTCAATATAAACGCAGCCGAACTGAGCGCCCAGCACCATTTCCCACTTATCCTTGTTGTCATATCCCAGAACATAGATTATCTTGCCCTCAAACTTGATATGCGGCAGTTTGTAGTCCTTATCACCGTTGCCGAAGTACCGAGCATTGGTGTGCAGGTCAAGAATGCCGTTATCCTGCTGAATGATAGTTTCCTCAGCCTTTCCCGTAGTCTTAGCGGCAATGACGTGAAGTTTCTTTCGACTTGCCGACACCATACGCATAAACTTTATGCCTGCGCCCACAGTTGTTTTGCCGCTTGCGGTAGTCCCCTCAAGAAAATCCGCAGACACGCCCCGAACGCTGTTGATGAAGTCCATATACTTCTGCGACAGGGGAAACTTACTCGCAATGAGTTCACTCATTTAGCCCCTCACCGCCTATCTGAGCGAAAACCTCTGAAAGCTTTTCAGAGGTCTTGACCTCCGCCTGTATCTTAGCAACATACTCTCCTGTCATTTTATTGAGGGTATCGACGGCTCTGATACGGTCAGCAGGGTCATTCTTGCCGTCCTTAGCGATATCTGACAAGAGTGCCTGCCGCTCCTTAGCGGTCATTATACGCTCGTCCTGAGCTTTTTCGGACAGCACACGGATATACTCCGCAACACTAGGATTATCTAGGATTTTGCAGGCGTCAGCTTTCGCATACTTCTCGCTGTATCCTGCCTTTATAGCACTCTGAACGGTGTTGCCGCTCTGAGCATAGTATTCTGCAAATTTCTTTTGCCGTGCTGTCATGAGGGGCACCGTCCTTTCTTTATGGTATGAAAAAAGCCCCGATTTAGTGGGGCTTTGAACACTCAATATTATTAATTTTATTGGTTATATTTCGATCTATCCAAAACAACTTTTAAATCGCCAAAAATAACCGTGGTTCCGTTATTATATATTTTTGCAATGCCACATATAGCATTTGTATCTCTTCTATACAAACCCTCAGGGTCATAGTAATCCGTAGTTTCAAAAAATCTGACTATATAAGGGTCTTCATTATATTTATTCTTCATATAATTTATCATTTTGTCATAACAAAATTGATATTTTATCGAATAAAATATATTATTCTGTTGAACTTCTTGAAGGGTTAATGTATCATCAAAATCATCTACAATGCTAACCTCTTGGGCATATTTATAGCCTTCTTTATGAATTTGACTATCTAACTGCGTTATAGTTTCATTGCGTAATCCTTCCACTAATTCTTCAAGTGCTGTTTTGTTGAAGTTTGATTCTGCTAATAAATAATCCTTAAACATTCCT